CAATTGAGCACGGTCACCACCAGTCCAAAAATTATACGGATATAGCTTGCCACCGCTTTTCCATAAGTCTCTTTTTGCAGCATATGCAAACCCGGTTTGAGGTGCAGCATTATAACCGGGTATAATTGGTTTACGAGTATCTACTAACTCTTCTGTTAATTCGCCAAGACTGAGCATAGCTTTGGTACCGAGTACTGGTCTACCTCTACTATCAGTCCAGTAACACTCTTCAAACAACTGTATAATATTTAACTTGTCTAATGCTATTGATGCTTTGTCATACCAGTTTAAAGACATAAACTGTATATCATTATCTATCCAAGCAATCTTTGTATATTTTTCTGGTACAATTGTTTCAGCTACATTTAATAAAGCTTCTTCTTGTACACATATGTTTCTTCTCGTTGCATTTATATGTATCCAATTAGGGTTACCTTTAGTAATAAATTCTCCAGTAAGAGAAGCTTCGGCTCCATAAACAGGTATACCTAAAGCAGCTAATTGTCTATGAAAACGGTTAAAATTTTGTTCTCGTCTTTTATAATCACACCAATTGAAATAACAGACTATTACAGCTAGATCATCTCTTAACATAAAAATTAATTACAATAAAAAGGGGGAAGATCTCTCTTCCCCCACGGTCAGTTATTAATATACTTTTTAATTAACATCAATAACTTTTTTACCGCCATTCTCAACTTTGTTTTTTGGAAACGTTAAGGTAAGAACACCGTCTTGTTGTACGGCTTTAGCTTTATCCAGATTAAACGAATTACCTACAGTAAAGCTACGGCTAAAGGTTTCCTCTTGAGTGCCACCTTTATGGATCACTTTACGAGTACCCTCAATCGTTACTACTCTACCTTCTACAGTAACATTTGTTTTATCTTTGGATACACCGGGAAGATCTACCTCTACGGTAAGTTCATCCCCCTCTTTAAACCGAACAGTGTCTCCTGTACGGCTAACATCCCCCCAAAAGAAAGGATGGTTAAATTCCCTCTCTAAGACTGTGTCTAAGAGTGAGAATGGATTACGATACGTGCTAGGATTGTAGTTAGTTAGTTTATTCATAGCAATAATATTTATATTATAATCTCAAAAAATCTCAACAAATTAAATCGTCGAATTGTCTAAATCGTTGATTAAGTGATGTATATCACTCCAATTCGTAAACCACTCTTTAGGTGTACCTTCAGTTTTTAAAGGAGGCATTCTAAAAGACTTGTTGCCAGGGTCTATTGTGTTTGAAAAGTTAAATGGTTTTATGTTTAATATACCAAACAAGTTATTAGTATCTTGTTTAAAGGAATCGTAATCAATTATAATAGTATCTTTAGTTATTTGACTTTTTATATTTTTGTAAAAGTCTTTTAACCTTTTATATTCTAATAAAAACTTATCAAAGTCCAATTCAAATGGTGCAATCTTTTTTTCTTGTTCACTATGTCTCGGATAATAATGCCAAATATTAGTATGCAATGATACGCACTGACTAAGTGCTGATTCTACAGGTTTACGTACACTTAATATTTTTATAGCTTTACCGTCTATTAATTTTAAATCTTCTATACTATGAGTATGGTATGCTGTACCTGGCTCGATTTTTTTTCTTTGCGACGCATCAATATCTTTTAGCTTATAATAAGCAAACATTTTAAAAGGTATACCGTAGTATTCATATGCGTTTTTTATAAACGTCTGTAACAGTACCCCACCAGTTCTTCCAGGACTTAAAATAAACCAAATATCTTTTTCTTTTAATTTTCTATAAGCCATATTACAATTCCTTAATAGTACTTTCTATTTCTTCCCAATTCTTAATCCAATCAGAATGAGAAGTACTAGATTTTAAAGGTAAAATATCAGAATTCAAAAAACCATTTGTAATCGGAAATGTAGGAAGATTAAGAGTGTCAAATATGTACCGATATTTGTCTTCTACACTTATTTTATTAAAGTCTAAAGTTATCAGGTTTTCAATATTTAAACTTTCTAAATGAGTATAAAACCACAAATTTTCTTTATATTTTCTTAGCAGAGTTTTAGGGTCTAGATAAAACTTTTCAACCTTAGGGTGCGCTTCTTTATTTGAATTGTGTATATGCCAAAGATCGGTTGTTTCAGCAATACAAGCACTTAGTGCGCTTTTTACAGGGCATCTCTTAGTATTGACAACTATCGTATTTTTGTTTCTAAGTTCTAAATCTTCAATACTGTGAGTATGTAGTATGTGTCTACCTTCTAACGGTAGACCATCGCTTTCGATATTACGAAAAATTGTCTTTATCCACTGCCTTTCATAACAGTAACTTATAAATCGAGATACGAGATAGCTACCGGTACGAGGTGTACCTATAACTATCCAATTATCTGTATCTTTTAAAACTCTCGGCGTGTTCATATTAGTTGTTTTCAATTATACTAACAATGTCGTTATATATAATCTGGTTACCGTGTAATGTAAAGTGATTTATTAGACCTCTTTCCTTTTCCCACAATTTTTTATAATTAAGTATAATTTTATTGCTTGGTATTGTTTCAATACTATACATACCTGATATAGTAATAGTATTATTATTTTTTAGTAGCTCGCTTATTTTTTCTTTGTATAAGCTATATGTGTCGTATTGATAATCTATATCAAAATGATATTCAAACCACTTCGATGCAGCTTTTAACGAACCATTAAAAATATTTTTAATCTTACTGCTGTGATAAGCTATATCTAAAAGCAATAAATCTGCATCTTTATGTAATTTGTTATTTTTATGTATGGGGTGTTCTCTTGTATGTACTCTTAACGGGCTAGTATGCCAAACAATTACCCAATTAAATTCAGATAAATTTTTTACAGAAAGTAGCTGTTTGTAAATTTTATATTCTGAAACCCCAGCCTGTGCTAAGTTAGTAACATTGTGCTGTTCAGCCAGTAGGTTAGGCCAGCCTTTATACTCATTGTATTTAATAGACCAGTCTGCCGCAAAACTATCTCCAATAACAAGCACTTCGGACATAACTAATCTATTCTATATTAATTTCTAAAAAAATCAATAATTTTTTGTATATCAGGCTTACAATCTTCACATCTATCTGCACAGCTACAATACTGTTGTAATTCTTTAATAGTTTTTATATCCTCGTGTTTATCAACAAGATGGATAATTTCCTTATACGAGATATTATTACAACTGCAGTGTGTACCGATTAATTCAAGTCCCATTACGACTCGCAGGTTGAACAGGTTAATATTGAACGAGCTAGTTCTTGAGCTGGGTTTGCGGAGCGTTGATAATAAAGACTCTTAATACCGTTCTCCCAAGCAAATACTATCAGTTCGTTAACATCTTTTGGTTTAGTGCTAGGTGGAATCATTAAGTTTAATGATTGACCTTGATCAATATACTTTTGACGAGCAGCAGCCTGAATTACTATTTCTTTTTGGCTGATTTCACCAAAGGTCTTAAACACGCCCTTTTCTTCAGGTGTAAGGAACTCAAGATGTTGTACGGAACCGCCTTTCATAAGGATAGACTTCCATACTCCTTCTGTATTCTTTTTCTTAGTTTCAAGTAAAGCTTCGAGATAAGGATTCTTATACGTAAACTTGCCTTTAGCTAGATCTTTAACAAAATAGTTAGAGTTAAGAGGTTCGACTGAAGGAGAAGCTTGACCGAGAATAAACGAACTAGAGGTAGTAGGCGCTACTGCTAGTGTAGTTACATTACGACGACCGTAACCTTTAAGTAAAGGTGGCTCTCCATACTCTACAGCCATTTGAGCGGTGGCAGCATCTGCTTTCTTACGAACAAAGCTCCATATTTGAGTATTAAGCAGCTTTGCTTCCATTGTCTCAAACCCAATCATCTTAGATTGAAGATATGTATGCCAGCCGAGCGCACCAATACCAAGTGCACGCTGATTGATAGCGAAGTTTCTTGGGTGTACCATAAACTTCATCTTTTCAGTCTTATTAATAAACTCGGTCATTACAGCATCAAGGAAGTATACTAATGTTTCTACTGCATCAGTGTTCTTCCAGTTGTCCCATTGCTCAAAGTTAAGAGAAGATAGGTCGCACACAAACGATTCTTCGTTATCGTTTGATAGCATAATCTCTGTACAGAGATTGCTTTGATTAATTTTAATGTTCTTGTCTTTGTATACTTGTGGTGCTTGATTGTTAGCGTTATCGGTAAAGAAGATATAGGGATACCCAGATTCAAAGCGTTTCTTAATAACTAAGCCCCAAATACGGCGCTTTTCTTTATCGCCGTCAATCATAGACTTTAACCATTCATCAGTTACACAAACACCAATAGAAAGGTTTTGTATATCATCACCTTCACCTCTGATCTTTAAAAACTCTTCTACGTCTTTATGGTCAATAGGTAGGTACGCAGCAAATGAACCTCTACGCACATTACCTTGTGAAATATAATCTGTTAACGATTCAAATACTGTTAACTGATGATGTACACCAGTAGATTCACCACCAGATGAAATTGGTGCACCGCGTGGACGAATCTTACCAAAGTAAGCAGACGTACCACCGCCCGCTTTTGACATAGTACCTATTTCTGAAATCTTATACAGAATAGCGTCCATATCATCGTCAATGTATGAACCGAAACACGAAATAGGCAAACCACGATTGCGACCAAAGTTCGACCAGATGGGTGAAGCTAAGGAATAAAAACCTTGGTGCATATAGCTTTCAAACTTATCTGCAAAACCCTTCTGTTTGAGATACTCTTCGGCTTTTTCAGCTATATCCCTGATACGTTGTTCAGCAGTTTCTTCGTCTAAGAGATAACCGCGTTCAAGGAATTTGCGAGAGTCGCTATTCAGCCAGTAAATGTTCTTGTTACTCATTTTTATATATTATACTATACTTTTTATTAAAATAAATCGTCTTCTGAAAAGCTTTGCGACTTTTTAGAATACTCTACAGGACGAGAATGGAAGAAGTCGGTCATATTGTTACCGAGTAATTCTTCATTAAACCAGGAAGTATCTTTGAGAAGCTTAGAATCCGTTTCATACACCTCTGGGAAGCCAATACCTCTGAGAGATTCATTAATACGGTCTTTTACAAACTCTTTAAGATGAGCTGCAGTCAATCCGTCTTCATTAATACCATTAACCATCCAGTCAATGATCTTTGCTTCGCTTTCATACGCTTCTTTAGCTTCAGCAAGGATTCTTTCTGTGAGCTCTTCATCAAAGAGTTCTGGGTATTCTTCTCTAATAGTATTAATAACTTTCATACCGACTAGAGCGTGAATGTGCTCTTCATTACGTGTGTACTTGACCTGCTGATCGGTATCTTTGAGTACGTTCTTATTACGAGCAAACCAATTAATAATGTAGAACTGACTCATTAACGATACGTTTTCAACGAATAGAGTAAAGAGTATAAGAGCATAGAGATACTGCTTCTTTGAATCCTTATAGTAACGATGTGTATACTTCTTAAGATACTTTACACGGCCTTGAATCCATTCTAATTTAAGATTCTCTTCAAATACATCTTCAAGACCGAGTACAGTGAGCAGTCTTTCATAAGCATTGTTATGAATTACTTCTGTATTAGCCATTACATAGCCAAGATCCTGTAAAGATGGGTGTGGTAGGTTTTCTCCGAGCTTGGCCCAGAACGTTTTTACTGCTACTTCAATTTGTCCAATGGCGGATAAAGTACGAATAATAATTTCTCTTTCTTGATCATTTAACTTAACTTTAAATTGTTGTACATCCGATTTGAAACTGAACTCCTTATGGGTCCAGAATCCGTTATGCATAGATTCGATAAATTCCTCTGTCCAAGGATAGTTGTTAGGTTTGCGAGAGATTTGTTCGTCGAATATCATAGTTTTAGTTACAGGGAATATTATTTACGTATTGTAAACGTTTTTACGTTTTTATCTCTAAGAAAAAAAATATTTTTTTCTCGCCAGCGCGCTTGACTGAGTTATAAAAGTTAGCCCTTCTTATTATAAAGTTCTAATTTTTTTACAATATATCGTACAATTTCACTACGTACAATATCTGCTTCTGTTAATGTAAATACGTGGATACCTTTTTCTCGGCTTTCTGCATCGTTAAACACGTTGCACATTTTTTCAAAGCCTGATTTACCGTTAATGTCGGATTGCATTGGGTCTCCGCAAATAAATAGTTTACTGAATTGACCTACACGTGTTAATAGAGTGGTAAGCTCTTTAAATGTACTATTTTGAGCTTCGTCCATTATAATGGCTTTAGCATTCCAAGAAAGACCGCGAAGATATCCTGTTGGCTTACCATCAATACGTCCTTCTTTCATTAACATATTGATATCAGCTTTCATTAATAGTTCGTCAAGCTTTTCCATTAAAGGTTCAAGATAAGGAGTTAATTTTTCATTAGCATCTCCCGGAAGATATCCCATTTTATTATCTGAGCTCTCAACTATACTACGAATATATATTAAGTCAGAAACCTTTTTTAGGTTTAATAATTCCAAAGCAACCAATGTTGCTAGAAAACTTTTACTACTACCAGAAGGACCAGTAATAAAAACAATTTTAGTATGGTTGTCTAAAGCTAATTTAAGAAACTCTTTTTGCTTATTTGTCAAATCCGGCCTTTGTCGAATCTGTACCGGTCTTTCTAATTTATCGGCCTGATGTACTAAGAGACTTTTGTCTTTAGTAGCAGGTGCGTTATTTTGACTTTGTTGAGCTAACTTCTGTTTTAACAGGCGTTTATTCTTACTCATCTGTTAATATTTACTAATAAAACTAAATTAATATAGGCTCATTTACAAAAAGAAACCCGTCGATTTCTCGACGGGTTCTTTGTTTTAAACGTTTTAACGTTTTTACAACGCTTATTATAGCATTGTAGCAGCAGTACCAGGAACGAAAGCTGTTCCAAGGCCTGTTACGATAATTAGGTGGTAGTATAACGCAGCACCAAAGATATGGTCGATGACACCATAACGGGTCATTAAACCAACACGTGGGCTGAAGTCGTTAGGACCAACTGTACGTTGTACCAATACAGGAATGTATGGGCAGTAAACGATACCGGTATCATAGTATTCAGCACCCTTATAACCAAGTAGAGCATATTCAAGTAAGCTTGAACGTGTACCAACTTGATATTGTGCTTCAGTACGTGTATCACGATAAATCGTGAAGCGACCACCTACTGTACCAACTTTAGCAATACCGACTGGTTGTGTGTTAACGTTGCCGTTAACTGAGAACCATTGGAATTCAGGAAGCATTTCAAACATTGCGCAAACACGAGGTGTAGCAATGATGAAGTTTGCAGCGCCACGACGGTTACGGATAGCAACGCGGTTAGCTTCAACGATAACACGTGCATAGAAGTCACGGTTACGTTCACCTAACCAACGACCATCAGCAGAAGCAGCTGACCAGAATGAGTAACCTTGACCAGCACCGCCGTTAAGAGCGACTTGGCACATACGGATTACCATTTCACGGTCGATTTCAGCTTGAATTTCGTACGACATAGCGTTCGTTAATTCATTGTCGATGTCGATACCGTTCATATTCTTGAGATCTTGCTCAAGTTCAACGGACCAACGAGCTGCTAAACGACGTGTACCAGCTTCAACAGCTGTCTTCTCGAAGCTTACAACCATCTGAGGAATATTGCTTGTTAACTCGAAATTGCTTAAGAGTTGAGCAATACCTTGATCAGCAGCAAGAATTGGGAAGTTAGTATCACCAGCACCAAGACCAGAAAGGAATGTAGCAGATGTACCTGTGAAGTTTGTGTTGAGGTAGTTCCAACCTACTTCAGTGTTGTTTGGATAGATGTTAGCACCAGTCCAGCCTTGAGGAGCGTTAGCCCCGTTGTTGCCGTATTGGTTATCCCCAGCTGTAGCACCGAGTGGGTTCTGTTCATATTTGTAACGTAGAGCAAATGCTAGACCAACAGGGCCGCTCATAGGTTGAACACCAACGATTTCGTTTGTGATCAATTCTGGGAAAGTACGGCGGATCATCGGAATGAGGATCTTTGGTAAGCGAGCATCGCCTTGTGCGTAGAAGTCACTTGAGCGGCCTAATGTAGGAGCATCTTGGGTGTTACCGAAAACGCCACCGTAACCAGCTGCATTAGTTGCTTCAAAGCACCATTTTTCCTGATTTTCAAGAAGGATCGCAGTATTTAATTTTGTGTGATCATCTTTGATTGCAGGAGTTGCGTCATCGTTGTGCTCGAGCAATGGTGCCCACTTTTTGAGTAAGCTTGCTGCGCGATCACGATCGATGTAGGATTGTGAAGGTTTGATTTGTTTCATATCTAAATAATTTTTTTAACTGACATTACCTCAAGTACTTAACAGTACTTCAACGTGTAGATATACTTACAAAAAAAAGCCCGATTTCTCGGGCTTTTGTGTAAAAAATCAGATTTTTTTATTAAACGAGTTTGTTCTTTAATAACGAGACGTAAGACTCAGTAACATACTGTTCGCCATCGTCTGTATCAGCTGTGCTGAAAGACTTTGTCGACTTCTTTACTTCTTTTGATTCTGTTACAACGTCAACACCTTGAGTTTTTGGCTTTGTGGATTCTTTAAGTGTTTGAAGATTTTCTTCTTCGCGTTTATCGAACATTTCCAAAGTATAATTAAAGTTTTCGTTAATAAACTTTACATCCTTTTCAGCAAGTACGCGTTGTACATAGGACTTTTTATTAGCTGGAAGATTTGAGGATTTCTTTTCTAATAAAAGATTTGCTTCGAGCTTTTGTACTTTTTCACTTAATAGTTGAGCGCTCTTTACAGCTTCTGCAGCTTTAGTATTAGCTTCATCAATTTGCTTTTTACCATCTAATAAAGCTTCTTTTACGCTTTCATTTACGAAAGTTTCATCAAGGCTTACTAAACGTTTAATTTCTTCAATAATATTTGAGTTACGAGTATTGAGTGTGGCTTCGTGAATTTCTTTAGCAGGAATTGCTTTATCAAGATAAAGATCGAGATAAGATGAAACGTTTTCAACAACTGTTTTCTTAAATGTATCAGCTTCATTGTTGATAATGCTGTCAAAACGGCGCATTACTTTCTGCAGTTTTACAGAGTGATCTACATCGATCTTGTTTAAAGCTTCAGCAAATTGCTTTGCGTGTACTTCATCGATACGAGTTGCGATCTTTGTGAGTTTAGTAGTATGATCAGCATCAATAGCTTCTAATACTTGCTGTAGCTTGGAAGAATATTCTTCGTCTTGCTGCACTAAAGCTGCTTCAACAGCGAGGTCAACTTTAGCCTGAACAGCCTCAGAAATAGCTTTGAGCGATTCTTCGGACAAAAGGTCTTTAGTTGCTTCTTTGAGAATTGTTTGAATGTCTTGGCTCATATCGTATTAAATATTTAGTGTATTAGGTCCTATTATTAGGATTTTTTTGATGTTTTGTTTGTGATTATTGTATCCGCTTTTTGGATACGGTTTTTAATTTTTTCATTAACTACTGCCTGTAATAATGAATTAGCGGCAGAGTAGTTGTTATCAACTACGTGTTTAATAAAACTTGCAATTTGTTTCTTTTGATTCATATTATTTAAGGCTGTTAATAAGACGGATAATGTTTTCTCTTAGATAGAGATCTACTTCTTTTTTGGGTAATGAAGCGAGTTTATTTTCAAAAATGTCATATACTTCTTCATAACGACCATCCTGTTTAATGATAAAGTTTTTAGATTCAAGAATACCATTGACGAAAGCGCCTGGTGCAGAAGGATCAGCAACAGCGTCTACTGTAATGAGTTTCATATTCTTAACAAAATTTGTACCGTTCTTTTCTTCAACTGTTCCTAAAGCTCTTGAAGACATACCCATTTTAACCCCGTCCATAACCAAGGACTTCATTATTTCTCCCAATGGGGTACGTAAAATTTTACTCTTGCCTTTTACTAAATTCCCGTCCATACGTAACTCAGTAATAAGGTGACAAGCACGTTCACTGCTAACATTAGCACTATTTGGGTGTTCAAGTTCTCCTAATGCACGATTAGTTTTTACAAATTCTTCATTGTAACGCGCTACTTCTTGAGCCATTTCATCCCGGCTATAAATACGGTTGTTACGGTTCTTTTCTTCCGCCACCATATACACTCCAGACACGTAAATATTAGCCGGCTTGTCTTTGTTGCCTTCCTCTATGAGGTAATCTAAACCCTCACAAATTGGAGTCTGAGTAATAAGTTTATACAGCATTGTTTATATTTATGCATCCCTGACGGAAAAACTATGTAATACCTTGTATTTTTAAAGAGTTAACATAAAATATATAAATGATTTTAAACGATGTAACCGCTACAATCTCTACAAGGGGTCGTAATGAAACTACACTTCCATTGGTTTTGCAATCCCTTGTTTCGCAAAATTCTAAGCCTTGCAAAGTTATTATCTATGATGATAATGATAACTTTGATGATCCACGTAAAAATGATATACTTAACAATATACTTGCGGCTCTTTTACACTCTGGAATAGTTTGGGTATGGTTACCGGGTTCTCGTGCAGGACAAGTAACAAATCACGAAAATGCAAGAAAGACTTGCGAAACTCCATTTTTATGGCGTATAGACGATGATAATATATTATTACCGGATACTTTAGAAGTACTTTATAGAACTATAACATCAGACCCAAAGATAGGGGCTGTCGGTCCTTCTATAGTAGACCCTAAAAATCCTGTAGGAGAGTCTACATTAGCATCTAATAAAATAGAGGATATCTTTCTCGGATTAAATGAACAATGGTCTTATGTTAAGGGCAAGATAATCATTAAAGAGGTAGAGCATTTGCAAGGCAGCACATTTTTATATCGAGTAGAAGCTGCAAAACACGGCTATGATACTTCTCTTTCCAGAAAAGGGCATAGAGAGGAAACCATCTTTACATATGAAATGCACCGTGCTGGTTGGAAGTTAGTAGCGTTATTAGGTTTAACTACTTGGCATTTTCATTATCAAAAGGGTGGCATACGTAGTGAAAAGGATGACAGAATGCTGCAAAGTGATGAAATTAACTTCCGCAACAAACTCGCTACCTGGGGTATTGTTACAAACAAGTACCGGTTTTACTTCTTAGATAGCGGTCGTGGAGATCACTACGCATTTAAATCAGTGCTTGTTGAATTAATTAAACGTTACAGAGATTATAAAATTGTAGTTGCGTGCTGTTGGCCAGACTGCTTCTGGGACATTACAGATGAAAACGTCAGTTTCTGTTCCTTAGCAGAAGGTGCACCGTTTGTTAATAAAGACGCTCATAACGTTTACAAGTATATGTTAGAGAACAATTGGAAAAACAGCGTACAAGAAGCTTATAAGAAAGTATTTTTATGAAATTAATAATTAGCCCTTATTCTCAAAAATTACCTAAGGGTGAAAAAAACCCTAAGAACTATCCTTACTGGGAACAGGTAATCGCTATACTTAAAGATAAAATACCTAACTTAGAGGTAGTACAAATTGGTGTAACCGGAGAAGAAATTTTAAAAGGTGTAACCACTATAAAGCATAATTTATCACAAAAAGATTTATGTGAATATATTAAAGACTGTGATTTTTGGATGTCGGTAGACAACTTCTTTAATCATTTTGCTACATACTATAAAACGCCTAACGGTTTTGTTATATTCGGTATGTCCGATCCTAAGATATTTGGATATAAGCAGAATACTAATATACTTAAAGATCGCAAATATTTAAGACCCGATCAATTTGGTTACTGGTGGCAAGTACAGTATAATGAAGAAGTGTTTTTAAGCGGAGAAGAAGTAGCGAACATAGTACTCTCAACACTTAAGATTACCTAAGTATAGGTATGGCTTATGCTTACAATCCAACGCCTGCGTATACTAATCTAACTATACCACCTGCACAGGGTGGTAATCTTTTACAATTTTACAGCGTTAGTGGGTTTCCTGTAGCTGGTGGTAGTCCACCTAGTATTAACGATGTACAGAAAGGTTGGTTTGTTAATGGTTCTGGATTAAACAATAGTGTAGTAACTGGACTGTCCGGTCAAAATACCAATAACGTATTCGTCACAGTTGATCAAATGTCAGTTGTTGGTGGTGGTAATTATAATTTATCGTTGCTACAATTTGTTGCACCGGTAACAACATCGACAGTAGGGCCTTCAGCGTTTCTTTCAACAAATTTAAATAATCGTATTCAAAGTTACGATATGTTAGCTGAACGTATATTCTTTCAGCTAGGTGCACCGTTAATTAACTTAGAAATTGCTTGTGTAGCAGCATATGATATGATTGCATATGCAATTGAAATGTTTACACGCTTTACACCCGGTACAGAAGAATTGCTAGTGTTTGATAGTGCTTTGTATACACCTTATAAAGGTATTAAACTCGACACTTTAATTAATCATACGCCAGACTTATCTGGAGCGGTAAGTACATTTCAAACCGGTTGGGATGTAGATATGAACGATTACAGAAAAGTAATCGACATTTATAACTTCCAGGAAGGTACTAATGAAGGTGTAAACACTCTGTTTACTATTGAACAATCATTGGCACAACAAATGCATTTTGCATATTCATTAGGTAGTAAAGCATTCGACTTAATTACCTGGCACGTATTAAAAGACTGGTTAAAGACTCGTGAAAAGTTATTTGCACAAAAGCAATACTGCCGCTTCGATCCACGTTCTCAAGTATTAAGAATTACTCCAGAACCGAATTTAACTAACGGTACCCGTTATTATGCCTGTGTGGGTGTATATGTTGAAAGACCAATTAAAGATTTAGTTAAAGAGCGTTGGGTAATGGAATACGCAAAAGCGTTAATGAAAATTTCTATAGCTAATACCCGTGGTAAGTTTGGTGGTACTCAGTTGTTCGGTCAAGGTACTATACAGTATCAAGAACTAATGAGACAGGGCACCGAAGAAAAGAAAGCTCTTGAAGACGAACTAAAAGGTGGATTCTCAGAAGCTCAACAGCCGCCAATGTTTTTCTTAGGTTAATTAACCTGGAGGTAAAGCGCTTCCGCCTGCTGCAGGAGCTTGTGCAGGAGCTGCTGGTGCAGCCCCACCCGCTTCAGGTCCAGGTCCTATCTCAGCAGCACCAGCACCCGGTCCAGGACCAAATGATGGAGCATTCATAGCACCAGGGGCAGCGCCACCGCCTCCACCGCCAGGTCCGCCCTGACCTTCAGGTCCCTGACCCATTGTCATAGCTTCTTTCCAATTCTTACCAAGAGTAGCAATCTTATCTAATTCCCAAGCAAAAGCTGCATCCTTCTTTAACCATTCTCTATTAGCTAAAACTTCGTCATCACTAAAATTCATAAACTTTTTCAGTGCATAAGTTCTAGATATTAAATTTTCCGTTGCTGTAGCGTTCTTCAAGTTATTAAATTTTATATCTAATAATTGCTGATCTCTCATTGCAGCAAAATGTGAAGGAGGGTTTAATGTAATACCGATATCATTTTCGCGTAAACCGTAATCCTTCCATAAGCCCTTTAGCTTTAAATGAGTAATCAATGTATCTCTAATTGAAGAAGCAAATTGTCTTTGCAGCCTTATAATAAGACGTGCAAATTTTAATTCTTCTCGTAAAATTTCAGTACCATCTGCAAACTTAGTATCAGGCGTTAACCTGCTTGAAGGTACGCGTAATGCTTTGTATAGTTTTTTAACGAAGTAATTTAAATCGTCTAATTGACCTAAATTTGCACCGCCCTTGAGCACTTCTACTTTTGTACCCTGTTCTCCGTTACGACGTGCAAACCAATAACTATCTAACATTGATTGAGGATCGTAAACGTTTACGTTACCACCCTGTTGGTTGTCGTATGTGCGTTTAGACCAATAATTTTGCATTAAGCGTTTTAAGTACGCTTCTGCTTTTGCTGAAGGCATATTGCCTACATCAACATAAAATGCTAAACGTTCTGGTGCTCTTACTAAACGATAAACAACAATACTGTCTTCAATTAACGAAAGTTGTTTATATGCTCTACGCGCTACTTCAAGATAAGGAAGACGAATCGTTTTGTTCTCATTCCATATATGAGAGTGTAAATATGTAACTTGATGGCGTTCAAGAGGTACTAAATCCATACCGTCTTTTTGTGGTCCACCAGAAGGTCCACGATTGTTTACAAAACCACCTTTGTTCTCTTCTTTAGGCTTTGGTTTTTGTAAAAGATAGCCCTTAATAATCATATTCTGAACATTATCAAAAATAGGATTGATATGTTCAGTTGGTATTTGTACTAAACTGATAATACCGGCTTCTTTATTTTCTTCGTTAATTACATTTTCAAAGAAAAGCTCAGCATCAATTAAAATTGTCCTAAAATATTCCCATCCCTTTGTATCAAGATTAAAAAGATCTATAACTTGATTAAAGTTTTTTTCTAGTTCTTTCTTTTGACCTTCGTCTAAACGTTCACTTAAATGCAATTGAGCGTATTTACCTTTATCATCTTTAACTAAAGCATCATCGCAGAATTCATCTAATGCGTGACTAATTTCTGCATAAGAAGCCATAATACGATAGTCGGCAATTCTCTTACCCTTATCTGTATCAATTAAAGCATATAGGTAATCGTGGTAACCTTTATCAATAATAACACCGTTTAAGTTACTAACCGGATTATTAGGATCCTGTACAATGGAAACAGCCTGCTTTAAGTTTTTTTCCTGTTGAGTGGTACCAACGTTATAAAATGTACGGAACTTTGGATTTAGCTCAGAAATGTTATCAATAACTGTTGAATTACCAGTATATGGTAATTTGTTAACAAAATTGTTAAAAGACCTTGCGAAATAGTTTTGAGGTTGCTGGGCCATTGTTAATATTTACACTGTAGGTTGTTATTATATACTGGATTTAATAAAATGCCAGTACTATTATCTACTTATTAAGAACACACTAAAGTATGTGCCTTGACCCACACCACCACCATACTGTATACCTTGTCCGCTAGATTGATTACTATAAGCGGTAAAATCTAAATAATCTCCGGAGCCGTTTAAGTATATAACTTTTGATGTAATCTGACTGTAACCATTACCCGATAGTGGGTTTGTTTGTGTTATGGTTTGTGTAGAACCACTCTTTCTAATTTGTAGGTTATTCTGACCCCAAGCATTGGCAGGAGAAGCAGTACGCCACCAGACCTGAAACTCTACGTGATAAAAACCAGGTATTGTTGGTGTGAAACGATATGTTGAAGTATTTAACCAACTGTTAGGATCGGCTACAACTGTTTGCCAAGGCATCAATACATCTGAACCAGCCGGGGTGGTTATGTCTCCGCTCAACGTAGCCACAGTAACATATGAGCTAGAAACCGTTGGAGATGTTATTGGATTTGTTACTATTATACTCGAGGCGGATACACTCTGAAATGTTACATTACTTGTCGTATTAAGTGTTTGATTGGCGCCAGGGCCACTAAAACCGCTTATACCAGAAAATCCTATCGGTCCTTGTAATGCTTGATATGCAAAGTTGTTACTCATTGTTTATATTTATTAAGAAGACATATACCTCAATGAACCGACCATTGAAGCAGGTACAGAAAAGATATTTGGTGTAAGATTTACAGTTGATCCAGGGCCTATATTGTACAGTGTAAATCCTTGACTAGTACCTTCATTACCGCCTGTTATACCTTGACCCCCACCGGTAAGCCCGGCATAACGATAAACACTTAAATCTCCAAACGGCATTAATAACGGGCCGTCTTCTACCGCGAACGGCAAATTAACTAAATAAAGATTAGCTGAATTTGATACACCTGTAAACGCAGATACTGATATATTAAAAGTGCAATACACATATCTACCAGTCTTTATATACGCCCCTACTGGTGTACCACCACTATAACCTACAGCAGACAAAGCATACCCGGCGGCTGATATTTGAGGTACCCAGGTACCGCTAATTTGTGTTGCATAAGTACCAGATGGTGGCGCTACATAAGCAGTATATTGACTGGTATTGTCACCAAATGTTATTGAACCACCTGCTGAAGTAATAGTATAACTGGTTGATGAAATTTGACCGAACGTAGTAATGTTGCCTGCACTACTAGTATAAAAAGAAGTTGCACCGGTTGTTGGGTTTAATATTTGTAAACCACCTCTACTAATAACAACATTACCAGATAAGTTAGCTACTTGTACCCCTGTTAAACCAGTTGTTTGATTAGCTAAATTAATAGAACCAAATGATACGAATAGGTCCTTAAACGGACGGTTAAGAGTACCAATAGACCAAGCACTGGTTGAAGGAACGATTGATTGTTGAAAGTAGTTATAACTCATATTATAAGATATCCCAGTTGTTGTTAAAGATTAAATGTAAGCACCCGTATGGTCCAATCAACTGAGCGAATGTTAACCCGTCAATAAGG